ACTGTGGTAGTACCACCTAGATTTAGATTAGTAAAAGCATCTACCATAGCTGCGCCAGAGCCAGCTCCGTCTGAATATACAGCTTTTACGTGGCCTGCTGGGATCGTGACATTAGCGCCAGATCCTTGCGAAATAATAATGTTTTGTGATCCAGAAGTACCATTTTCAATCAACCATAGTTTAGATACGGTATTTGGGCCAATCGTTATGGTGCAAGCTGAGTCAAGTGTGCCTGTGTATTTTAAATAAATAGATCTTCCCGGATCGGTAGAGCCGTCTGCAATAGTGGTTGTGTGGGTATCTGCGTTGGTGGTTATAGCTTCTGTACCAAAACTAAACGCCTCAGCAATCAGCTCTAAATTGGTGTTGGTCGAAGCCCCCCAAGTTCCTGACTCATCACCTGTTGCTATCTCTTTTAATCTTAAATCATTTACATACGTTGCCATTTTTTAAGCTACCTCTTCCCAGTCTGGGGTTTGTGTTTCATTAATTTCAGCAAAGGATGAACTTTGGTCATCATCAATATTAGCATAATTTTGTGTTTGTGTTTCATTTATTGCACTAAAACTAGAGGTTTGTGTATCTGTAATATTAGAGTAACCTCTTGTTTGCGACTCATCTACAAGCCCCCATACGTTGACATCAAAGGTGCTACCTATTGCTTCAACACCCACTGGAAATACAGTAGCCCCTAATCCAATACTTACACTGCCTACTGATCCAGTAACAGCAACACCATCAATACCAAACTTAACGGCATTATGTGTCGTTACAGACCCTACTGCACCTGTAGCTGTAACCCCATTAATTACAACATTAGCTTCACCATCTACATCAACTAAAACTCCACCAAGCGATCCAACTGCTCCAGTAGCGTTTGCAACAGCATCACCATTTACCCCAACTCCCCCAATAGCAGAGGTTCCTACTACACCTGTAACGCTGACATTTGCTTTTGCAATAAGAGTAGGAGTACCAAGAGCACTTGTCCCTGCTTGACCAGAAGGTATGACATTTGCTTTTGCAATCGTTGATATGGTGCCAAGCGCAGAAGTAGAAGCAAGACCGCTTATTGATACATTTGCCTCTGCGTCAACCGCAACTGTGCCTAATGCAGAAGTTGCTACTTGAGAAGATGGAGATACGTTTGCTTTTGCTACAACTGAAACAGTACCAAGCGCACTTGTAGCTGCTACGCCTGTAAGGGTAACTGGTATAGGTTCACTCCAAGGCCCTTGTCCCCAGGTGCCTCGACCCCATCCAGTTACATTAGCCATAAGGCTAAGCTATTCTTATAATCGCTGTACTTGCTGCTGCTGCTGGAAAAACTACTGTAAAATCACCAGCTGTAGATGTTTTGTCACCGCCAAAATCAATAGTCGCAACAGATTTATTGCTGTCACTTGAATTGTATATCATGCAACCTCTCGCTGTTACTGTAGCAGTTCCAAAAGTTAGATCTGCAAAATCAGTAAACCCTGTAGTACCACTAGATGTAGGATCTACTCTTGTGAGGTTATTACCGCCAGATGTGTAGTTTGTGCCACTAGCTTGTCCTGTAGTAGTAAAAGCTGTAGTTGTAGCACCTAAAGTAGCTGAACTTGTATATAACGCTAATTTAAAGGTATCACCACCAGAGTTTTTAAAATTATGCACAGCTTCAAGAAGTTCTTTTTTGAAACTTGTGGTTAAAGTAGAGCTTATAGCCATATTAAATACCTCTAATAATTTTTGCTAATTCCTCCTCTCCACCACCGATTAAATCTTGTATTAGAGAGGCTTTATAAGATTTTAACGCATTTTTTATATAAATCAAACAAACCTGATATATGGCATCTTTGTAAGCTCTTGCTTGTTCTTTTATGTGTGGTTCTGTATCTTCAGAGTAACTAACTATCTTTTCTGTAAGTCTTTCAGCCCAAAACTCTGGTGGATGTCCGCCAAAACTTGTTGTTTTTGCTTCAATAATTCCTAGTTCTGGCATACCAGCAGGTGTTATTTTATCTACCATTTTTTTGGTTCTGGTGGTTTTAAATGACTGTCGTTACGATCAATTAACGTTGGTTCTTGAGTTTTTTTGACTATTTCGAGATTATCTATACGTTCAAGTTTTATACCGTCCTCTCCAACCAAAATGATGTAAGGGTTTTTTAATCTATGGTAACCATACAACTTTTGTTCTGCGGGGACGTCTGTATCAAGCAATCCAGAGGAGTGTGCTACTTCTATTTGCATGCCTGCTGATATACATTTACTAAGCCAAAATTCTACACAAGCTCTGCCTGCTTCAGCAAAGTGTAAGTTACCTTTGTATGAAAAGTCGACACCAAACATTTTAATATTAGCTACTTCATTCCAATAGGCAAAAGCTACTGCGTATGCAACCGTGTTGTTTAGATAGTGGCAATTAGAATAACTTACCACCTCTTCAAGTGGATATTCAACTAATCCTGGACATCTATCATCAAGCTCACATGTATATATAGGGCCTTCGTGCTCTAGCAACATCTCTTTCATGCTTTCAGTTTGCCCACCAGCATCATCAGTATCTAAAAACCTAGAAGCAGGATCCATCATAAATACTCTGTCATGGTAAATTACAGATGCTACTCCATTTATTGCCCATACCTCATCAAAATGTACGCCATGTGATTTAGCTAAATTGTAATCAAACCAGCTTTTGCCCATACCTACAATGGCAATTGTTTTGCCTTTAAGGCTTTCTTTTTTACTCATTTTTTTTTATGAAACCGTAGACCTCAAGGAATCGTATCGGTATTCATCTTTTCTCCCCCTAGCTTCTGCAAGATTTTTCAATCTTGAAATTTCTGTCATAAAGCGTTGCTCATATTGTTGTTGCATATCGCTTTCCCCTTTTAAAAATATATTTGCCTCTACCAAGCTACCATATAGCAAAGCATTTCTCGCATTATTAGATAACCAAGTGCCAGTGGTATCTGTTACTAAAGAATTTGGTCTGTATAAGTAATGAAGTTCGACACTATAGTTTGCATCAGGCACAGGACTAACAATAATCGTAGAGCCATTATTAGACGCTGTAGATAGTTCTTTATCAAAATCAGCGTAATACTTAGGTAAAGCCCTTAGCGTTGAATCTGTGGGATCTACGATAAACTCACGCATGAAAGATGGATGTTTCTTGTCTAAATAATGATAATCGCCACTTGCATCTATAACAGCTAATGAAAAACTCATTTGATAGTCAGTTGGCGTTGTAAGATATGTATTCCCAGTGGTCAAACTACCTGTCACATTTTTTCTAAAATAATCAAACTGAATTAGCTCAAATATTCGCTCTTCAGCGTTTTTAATAAAGTCATCTAAGCTGTTTACAAAAGTTGTTTCTTCGTTTTCTACGTAGTTTTGTATAAGTGTTTTAAGTTCTGCTAAAGTCATGTTATTACTATATTAACTGTGCCTAAACTACTTGTCATCCCATCTACGGAAAAGTTTGTTGGTAAAGTTGATGGATTCATATAGTCAGGTTTAAAAATATTAGAGTAAACCACAACAACAAATCCCTCTCCTTGTTCTGCATCATTGTTAGGGCGTGGTTTGTATAAAGCTTCTGGATCTGCTGTGGCAGTCAATGGCTCTAGTTGGGGGTGTTTTGGCTCATAACAATGTGGGCAAACCTTAGCACCATTCCACTCTTCTTTAAGTTCTAATAATTTATATTCAAACCCACATCTGTCACATAATGCTTTTGCAAATTTGCCTAACGCATATGCCATCAGTTCATCCTTATATCAGGTCTTACTCTAAATGAAGCTCTGTCTTCATCTTGGTCTGCAGCTCTTCTAAACTCTTCTTCATATTGTGCTTTTAATTGTGGAGTAAGCTGTGGGTTTCTTTTCATAGAAAGGTAATAGGCTAGACCTGCAACAAAACATGGATAAAACCTAAAAGGCATATCCATGGTGTTAGTGGCCGCATCTGCGTCATCCATTCTCACTAACTTGTTAAAAACTAATATATCTGTGCTATTTTCTGGCGCAGGCCATATTTTTAAAGCAGGTGTTGTTAGTTTGTTGAAAAAGAACTGCGATGGTCTTGCTTTTGTTTCTTTGTTTGGAATATTTAAATATTCAGATCTACTAATTCTGTTCATGCTTATATCAGTTTGTTCTTGATTAACTGTCCTACGCACCACTACGTCTAATACATCAATAACATTTGCATTTAATGAATAGCTAGATGTTCCCTCTGTAACAGTTTGTGTAGCCTGCTCTATTGTCCACTGGTTTAATCCCCTGTTAGCCCACTCAGCTAACATAAGATTTACACTTCTAATAGCAGTTTTAAGATCGTAACCTGTTCGTAATTCAGCACCGCACCTTTCGTATGCCTCTTCAATAAACTCTGTTACGTTGGGTTCAAAATTTGTGCTTCCAGATAATGCCATTAATCTTTCCTATCATCTTGATTATATAGATTATCAAATGTTGTGTATGAATCCATATAACTGTCGTGTTTCTCTGCTGAGTGAATCCATTGACTTGGTGAAAAATCGGGTGGCCCGTCACCAACACGCCATAGAGCTGGGTTTGTAGCTCTCACCCTATTATTAGGTAAAGCCACAAAATTACCAGTGTATTCACCAGCGTCAGTCAAGTATAGCACATGACTTTGTTTATGTTGTGCAGAATCATCTGCAATACTATTTTCTGTATAATCCACAGTAAACATATAGGTGCCAGTGTAAAACTCACCACCAATTTTACATATCCAAGGTGAGGAGCTAACTCTATCTAAAACAACTACTGAATGATGGTGACTTAAACAATCCCAAGGTTGTGCTAAATGATCCTCCATAGGTGTAGGCCATTCATCTACTGGCACATCAGCTATAAGGGCTTGAATGGGCATCCTTGCCCACATAGCGCCACCGTGTATGTTTTCTTCTGGATGATCTTCAAGATCCGTTTCACAACCAGTAAATACTACTTGAAAAGACAAAGATCTGTCTGGAATTGTGTTGACTGCAAAAGCTAATGCGTGCAGGTACTCACCGTGATATTTTTGATGGTTTGCAGTAAATTCCTTACGCACCCAACATTTGAACTGTGGTATGTTCGATATTAAATAAGACAAAATAACCCCCTAGTCTTGTTTTAAACTTTTCCGCCCTTTGACATATACTTACTGGCTTTACCGCCTTTGGCCATATACTTTGAAGCTTTACCACCTTTAGCCATGTACTTAGATGCCTTACCACCTTTTGCCATGTACTTAGATGCTTTTCCTCCTTTTGCCATATATTTTGAAGCCTTACCGCCTTTAGCCATGTATTTGGAAGCTTTGCCACCTTTAGCCATATATTTACTGACTTTGCCGCCCATGGCATATCCTTTAGTTCTTCTATACATAATTAATCCTTTTTCTTTGGTCTGCCTTTTTTAGCAGGTGTTTTTTTTGCAGCAGCCTTTTTTTTCGGCTTTACTTGATTGCCAGAAGAATCTAAATAAATACGATCTTCGACAACGGGCTGATCAGGTCTGACTTTTGCATCAAGTCTTGCTTGTAATTTTGGATCTACACTAGATTTTTTCTTTGGCATATCTTCTCCTAACTAATAGTTGTGACCTTTCTTTTGTCTGGTCTGACAGCTCCACAACCTCTTGCTATAAAGCCACCTTTTTTCATTTTAACACGATTTTGTTTTTTCATGGCTTTTTCGATTGCCATACCTCTTTTCATTTCATAGGATGAAATTTTGCCATCTTTATCAAGATCTGCTTTTTTTCTATTTTTCAACATTGTTGTGCCTCCTGTTTTCATAGAAACTCTTGCCTTTTTTGTGTTTGCAACCACTGTTTTACCTTTAGCACCTGCTCTTTTTTTCTTTCTTGCAGTTTTTGCTCTTTCTGATTTTGATAAACTTCTAGCCTTTGCAGCTGGTAGACATCGATCTGGGTTTTTTTTGTTTTTGCTTGTGCCACATTTACCTTTAATAGAGCCATCTGTGCCTATACGTACCCAGTTTTGTTCACGCCACTGTTTAAGCTGTCCCATTACCTTAATCTATCTGACATTACAGCACCTTGCCCTCGAATACTAACAAAGCCTCCCTTTGCCTTTTTCTTTCTTTTTTTACTGCCTTTTGCATAGTTAGGATCTTTACAATATTTTGATGCGGCCATATTGGCATATGCAGAAGGATATGTGTCAAAAGTTCTTTTTGCCCAAGCTTTTCCTTCTGGACAAATTTTTCCTCCACTTTTAACTTTACCTCCCTTTTTCATTTTAATAGTTTGTAATGTCTTAGCTTGTTTTGCATGAGTTTTGCTTGCTTTTTGCAAGCCCTTAATAACTTTTTTTAATTTTTGTTTTGCCATTATTTGATTCTACCATGTTTTCTTCTGATCGCATCTTTGCCTCTTCTAAATATTTCTGCTTGCCTTGGCTTGCCACCATATTTAGATCTTTGTTCTCCCACTGTTAATATTTGTATTAGTCTAGCAAAAGGTTTTTTAGTTTTTTTAACTTTAGCCACTGTATCTCTTGCATCTTGAACTGTGGCATATTTAATTGAAACTGTATCTCTAGGGTTTTCATCAGTGTAAAGCCTTCGACCAGAGCCTTTAGGTTTTTTACCAGTGCCTTTTTTTGGATCTGACTTAGCCATTTAACACTTCCACCTTCTTCTAGCTTGTCTAATTCTTGAGTTTGGATTGTTCCTTGTTTTTGCAGAGCTTTTCTTTAATTGACCTAATGATCTAGCACAAAAAGATTTTCTTCTCTTTGCTGCTTTGCTTCCTTTTTTTACTTTACCAGTAACAGCACCTTTTAATTTAGATCCTGGATTAGCTTTTCTGTATGCTCTAATTCCTTTCTTAGTCATTCCCGCCCCTTTTTTAGTGGGGCGGTAATTACCACCTTTACCAGTAGTTCTGCGTATTTGTTTAGCTTTTCGTCTGGTAGCCATTCATTAATAGTTTTTATTCAAAACTAATATGATCGAATATGCATCACCACTAGAGTGGCCAACTGTAGTAAAGTCTATATCGCCTGTGACACCTGAACCAGCATTGTTAGGTATACCACTAAATCTATCATCATAATATTCATCACCTGTGCTATCTGCAGGTAATGGTATTGCTAAAACATTAGTGGTTGCGTCAAATTCTATATCTACGGCCATACCTCTGGTTGCCCAGTATATCCGTGCTATAGAGACGCTGGTACAAGCTTCCCCTGCACTGTTGGAGGTCAATGCGGATACATCTACTTTTTTAACACTAGATTCGCCTGTACCATCAGACTCGTTTGTAAACTTTAAGATAGCAACTCTTTCACCATCTTGGATAGTTTGTGAGGTTACTGTATCTGCCATTGTTTACTCCTATCTTTCAACTGCTGCAACTACGTAATCAATTGTCATAGTTTGTGCAGAAGCTTCACCATTTTGAATACCAAACGATACTGTTAGTTCTTCATCATCTGGTAAGTTAGTGATTGCAACACCTACTGGTTTTGCATTGTTTATTGAGTAAAAAACTTTTGAAGCATCTGGATCTATAAACCATGTAGTTGTAATGAAAGTATCGTCAGCCATAGTTGCTACATCTTCTGTAGTTGTAGCTGAATTATCTTTCTCAACTAAGAAATCAAGGCCAGCATCGCCATCTGCTGATATAAAGAATACACCATCTGTAGTGTCTAGTGGTGTTGTATCAGTTATACCTAGACCCATAACAAAGTCTGATTGGTCAACGTCATTTACTTTAAATCTAGCTGAAAAGTAAGCTTTT